CCGGGGCCACAGGAGCGGATGGGGCAGATGGTCCCACTGGTCCTACTGGGGCCACCGGTGTTGACGGAAGTGCAAGTGCTACAGGAGCTACTGGGCCAACAGGAGCCACCGGGCCTACGGGTCTTCAGGGCACCCAGGGAACCGCAGGGTCCACAGGCCCTACCGGGGCTGACTCAACGGTTGCTGGTCCTACAGGCCCGCAAGGTACTCAGGGTACGCAAGGCGCGCAAGGAACCCAAGGCACTCAGGGCACAGCAGGCACAGCAGGAACTGCCGGGGATATTGGGCCTACTGGTCCTACAGGTCCTCAAGGTACACAGGGCACAGCAGGCACAGCAGGAACTTCCGGGGCAACTGGCCCAACTGGCCCGCAAGGTACCCAGGGCACAGCAGGGGCAACCGGGGCAACTGGTGCTGCTGGAACAGCAGGAGCTACAGGTCCAACTGGTCCCACTGGTCCTACTGGCAGTGGTGGTGGATCTGTTATTGCCATGTATTCTTCTGCTACTGGTCAGTCGTTTACTGCATCCGGTGGTTACATGCGAGCACTCTATCCAACAGAAATCATCGATACTGATGATGCTGTTACAATAGGAGCTACTTGGGTGTTCACTGTCCCCACTGACAAGGGTGGTATCTATGAAGTCACGCATTCATGGGATCTTGGATCATCTGGTTATTTCCAGTATTGGGCACTTTACAAGAATGGTTCATTGTATCAGAAATTTAATGGGTCGATGTACTTTTCAAATTTGTATCATTATATAAGAGGAAGAGAGACAATACCATTACTTCTTTCAGCAGGAGATACAATAGCAGTCTTCATGGACCCTGGATCAGAAACCAAAGTGCTTACAAATGACGCTGCTCAGAACACAATTTGTATTAAGAAGGTTGGGTAGATGGGCGGTTACTATGGAGAAGGGGAGAGAGGGGGTAGTGGTAAGCATGGCGATGAGAGGCATAACCACGTCCATGGCACTGGTCCAACTGGTGCTGATGGGGTTACTGGGCCTACTGGTGGGACTGGTCCAACCGGAGTAACTGGGCCAACCGGCCCCACTGGTACGGCTGATAGTTGTCCTGTCCTTGGCGATTCTCCTGTGGATTATCTCACGGAGAAAGGAGAAAGTTATGGCGATGATATGATTGTAGCATGGGGTTATGATCCAACAACTGAAGGTTATGGATATTTCTGGCAATCTGTGGAAGATCTTTATGGAGGCGGTGGAGCTACAGGGCCTACCGGTCCTACAGGTGGCACAGGTCCTACAGGTGGCACAGGTCCGACCGGAGGCACTGGACCTACAGGTCCGCAGGGTACCCAGGGCACACAGGGTACGGCTGGTGCCACTGGCGGCACAGGTCCGACTGGTGAGAGCGGCGCGCTCGTTATGAAGGGAGAGTGGAGTGGATCTGCAACCTACGTCATCAATGACTGTGTTACCCACTCAGGCAGCTCCTATGTGAGCCTGGTTAATCCTAACTTCAATCATACACCAAGTGGTGGAACTGATGCCTACTGGCAGATCATGGGGTCTGTCGGAGGGACTGGTCCTACAGGGCCTACTGGTGCAAGCGTTACTGGACCCACCGGGGCTACAGGAACTGCCGGAACCGCAGGGTCCACAGGACCAACTGGTGCTGCTGGAACAGCAGGAGCTACAGGTCCAACTGGTCCCACTGGTCCTACTGGAACTACGTTCACCATGATCGAGGCGTCTGCTTATCATTTGACAGTACCTTCGTTTGGAGGAACCTGCTTTTCAGCTCTGATCAATGGAACTCCATCTGCCACTTCCGTTGTTTTTGATACCAGTAACAGTGGATACCTCGCATATGGTAGAGTTATTCTCTACAATACTACCCGCGGCAATTCAAGAATTGTTACAAGTGTATCAGGTTCTACAATAACAACGGTGTCGTCCACTGATAACTGGGCGAACAATGATACAATAAGAATCTTCTCTGCTGCAATTGGTGCAACCGATGATGATTACTACTGTGACGTTGATGTGTCTGATGTAGTTCCTGCTAATGCAACATGGATATTAGTTAATGTAATGTTGTTTGTTGTTGGACCAACACCTGGTGCATTTGCTATACACCCATGGACAACATATGCTGATCTCAAAGTAAATAAGAGAGAAGCATTCCAAGGTCAAACAATTGATACAGTAGAGTATTGGATAAAGAATTATAGTAGGAAAATATCATTCAGTGCTAGTGGTGACTACACCGAGTGTTATGTTTCAATCAAAGGATATATGGTGTGACTATGGTAACTCCCTTAGTAGCTACAACTCCACTCTGCACTGAAGCAGAGGCGGATATTTACTTTGATCCTGCAAACAATCACTTGTATGCAGAAGAATGGTGGGCAGCAGATCTAGGAGCGAAGGCAACATTAACTACAAACTTCGCAACCGCAGATACAAACATGATCTTCGAAGCTGTGGACTATGGCGTTGAAGGTAACTTGATCTGCATCGAACTTGAAGATGATGTTGGTCCTGCCGTGTTAGTTGCAGGAAAGTATGTTCATTGTTATATTGAGTCTGGTGTAACAACACTAGCAACATTGCTCGCATCACTCACAGGTGAAGCAGATTTCAATGCAATCGCTACAGTAACACCAGTTGCTGGTACGGGTGGTATGGTTGGTGAATTCTCACCGCACTTCTTATGGGGTGGTGTTGATCCAGACACATCTACTACTGGACGCAAGTTACCAGCGTTAGCATTTGCTACCAGAAAGATAAACAATCTACCATTCAGTGGCATGAAGGTGTCACCAACACAGGCCAATGCATTTCCACGCATGTATACGCAGCGAGATGGATCTACTTATACACAAACAGAAGTCCCACTCGAAGTTCGGTATGCATGTTGTGAAGAAGCATTAGCGATAATGAAGTATGGTAACACAACCAGATACAAACTACAGGCACAAGGCGTGTCTGGTTACGGGTTCGGCAACCAAGGATTGAGAGAATCATTCGTTGGTTCAAAGGAAGGCGACTTGTTATCAGGAGAATGTTTGAATCTCCTGCGCAAATTCATGCGCCGTAACTGGGTGATAGGGAGGTAATCATGGCATACCCACAAGAATACATGAAAGAGAATGTTGTTGTCACAAAGGCCGACCTGTATGTAGGCGGCCTGTGGCTTGGTGAAGGATACACAAAGAATGTTAAAGTTCGATGGGACGATTTCATTATTGAAGCACCAGACATAAATGATAACTATACATTATGTGTTGCTAAAGTTGTAACAAACGAACCAATCGAAGCAACATATGCAGTGTACGAACACCACCCACATTACTCAACACTGATGGATCATGAAAGATATTACATCTATCGCAAAGGTGTTAAGTACAGAGTAGTTCAGCACAGAGTTTATGCTGATGTGGAAGGCGTTGAAATGTACAGAGAACTGTTACTTGCCATCACACCCTACACATAAACCATAATATCATTATATCCTTTTTTCATGGTGCCTCCCCGTACCGGAATGCTTATATAGGTTAATGGATACATGTATACATTATGTCAAGGCCGTTCTTGCCAAGGAGCGTGAGGAGAAATCATTCCGTCACTGCTCGTTTCACAGATGAGGAAACATCGATGATGAAAAGCATTGCTCGCTGTGATGGTACAACTTTGTCGAACACTGTTCGTGAACTATGCGTTATTGGTATCCGCGTTCAAACCAAGCGCGCCAGTCCATGTGATACATGTGATTTGATTCAAGACTCAGAAGGAAATATGGAATTCAATATGGACACACTCGATCCTAAATGTTTCAAGTGTCTTGTTATGAAGATGAAGAAGGCTGAAGACAAACAGTCATTGGTGGTTTGAATATGAGTGAAGCGCCAATAGAAGATATAGAAATCACAGTGGTTGATGAACCAATCATCACATGTCACCCTGAATTCCCTGCACCACAGTATCTGATTGATAGAAACGTGTGGGTCATGTGGAAGTTCGAGACACGTAATGGTAAAACAACAAAGGTTCCTTATCAATTGAATGGTAAGCGCGCATCAACAACAGATAAGAGTACATGGAATAACTATTGGACAATCGTATTAGCGAAGGAGAAGGATAACAATGCAGACCAACATAGATTCGACGGCATCGGGATATGTTTCGATGGAAGTTTTACAGGCGTGGACATCGATCATTGTATCATTGACGGAAATGCGAATGATGTGTCAGCAGATGTCATTAGAGAACTCGCAACATACTGCGAATATAGCCCGTCGCTCACAGGAATCCACGCACTTGTCATCGGTGAAATAGAATTAACAAAGAACAAGAACAAAGAAGTGGGCATCGAGATCTACAAACAGGGCAGATTCTTCACGTTCACTGGAAAGAAACTAACTGATGTTCCACAGGAGATGAGTGAAAATATCGAAGGTCTTACCCGGATGTACACTAAGTACATCTTCAATGATTGGGAGGCAGCCCATACCACCCAGGCCGCAGTGGATGTGGCCCCAGTTCCCGCCCCGGTTGTCAGCCTCACCGTCGAAAGTGTCATGTCCAAGATGGAGTTGAGCTCTAAATGGGATGAGATAAAATCTTTGATGGATGGAAATCTCGCTGCGTATTCTATGGATGATAGCGCGGCGGACCTCGCATTGTGTAATCATCTTGCTTACTACACTCAACGTAATGCAAAGTTGATGGACGAGATTTTCAGAACATCGAAATTATTCCGCGATAAGTGGGATGAAGATCGAGGCATCCAGACCTATGGTCAGATGACTATTGATCGTGCTTGCCGGGATACCAGGGCGGTGGATGGTGACGAGACTAGGCATAGATACACGGAGGGTGGCAATGCAAATAGATTATCTGATCTACATGGTTGCGATCTGCGGTTCTGTGGACACATGAACACCTGGTTTGTTTGGGATGGAAACAGATGGGCCGAAGATAACACCAGTGTTGTTTATCAATTGAGTAGAGATGTTGTTCATCAACTGTATGCTGAAGCGAAACAGAAACTGGCGGGGATGCAAAGTGGTACAGGAAATGCGAAGAATGTTGCGATGGTATCGAAGTTTGCTCAAACGACAGATACAGCGCGTGGTCTTGGTAACATCGTTAAGCTGGCAAGTACATTGCCTGAGATGGCGGTTGCGCCAGACGACCTTGATCACAAGCCAATGATGTTGAACACAGTTGGTACAACAATTAACTTTGGTAATGTTGATGCAATGCTCAAAGATCCAGAGCGTTCCGATCTGTTGACTAAAGTGTGTGGATGCGCATTTGATTTCGATGCAACGTGTGTTCAATGGGAGAAGTTCATATCAGAAATATTCAACAACGATACTGAACTCATGCTGTTCGTACAGAAAGCAATTGGCTATTCACTGATCGGAAGAGTGAATGAGAAATGTTTCTTCTTCTGTTACGGTGATGGATCAAACGGTAAGTCTGTGTTCCTCAATGTGATCCGGGCAATGTTCGGAGATTACGGGCAACAGGCATCGATCCGCACCTTCCTCAAGAAGAAGGGCGAGAGTGAGATCAGGGATGATCTGGTGAACCTCAAGGGTGCGCGCTTCGTGTCCGCTGTGGAACCTGACGAGTCGGCCAGGTTTGATATGGAAGTTATGAAACCACTAACAGGCAATGACCCGATCAGATGCAGGACACTGCACCAGAGACAAATAGAATACCTGCCCGAACTGAAGCTCTGGCTGGCTGGCAATACGCGCCCGCTAATTACTGAAACCAATAGCGGTGCATGGGATAGAGTTAGGTTGATCCCCTTCACCGTGTCATTCATTGGCCGGGAGGACAGGGGCCTCGAAGATAAACTCAGGGCCGAGTTAAGCGGGATACTGAACTGGGCGATCAGAGGATACAGGATGTACGTAGAGCAGGGATTAAAAGCCCCGAAGTGTGTAGATGCTGCGACTGAAGAATACAAAGTGGAGTGCAATTCATTGCTCTCATTCGTAGCACAGCACTGTGTTGTGAATAAGCTCGGTAAGCTGAAGATTCGAACCAAGGATTTGTATATCGCATACTGTGAGTATTGTAATACGGAAGGGCAGTACCCTTACAGTAGTAAGCGAGTTAAGGCATCACTCGCATCACAAGGGATAGTCGCGACTCATACCAGGGACGGAGATTACTATATTAATATCACACTTAATATCTTCGCTCCTGGGCAAGTCCAGCTTCCACAGGATGCTGATGCTGATAAGCCGTTGAGTGGTAAGATTGAAATGCCTACCCCTGTTTCCAGTGGAACTTTTGGGAGGGTTGCCTGAATGCGATGTGATGGGTGTGTGACGTGTGATGGGCTTTGGCCTATAATTTCTACTATAAATAATATTTTTCCTCCTGGGAATAACCTTAAACGAATATCACATGCGTCACTAGCATCACGACGCAACGTATCGCAGCATCATGTCCTGTGGAATATGCAGTTTGTTGGAGGTTTGAATGCTAGGTAAGATAACAGCGTTATTGTATTCTGCTACAGTCATACCAAGACTATGTGAATGGGATTTGAGTTTGTACAATAAGGACAATTTACGACATACTTTATCAGAATTAGTATGATAAAAGTCTAGGTACTTATGAGGTGATTACATTATGTCAGATGAAAAGAAATCTAGGAAGAAGATCAGTGAAGAAGAGGAGCAGCGGATACTAACCTTCCTGTTTGAAGGGCGAGTACCTTATGCAATTGGTAAGCTGGTTGGTAGAGATCGGGGTGTTGTCATGCGAATTGCAAAGAAACACAAGCGAGAACTATCAGCAGCGATACTTGGTAAGTTGAAGATGCCAACGATTGATGATGGTCTAACAGCATACACACGTTATCTCAAATCAGAGAAGAGACAAGAGCTTTTGTCACAAACAATGGACAAAGTATCACGTATGTTAGAGCGAGAGTCACTACCACCAAAGGATGTTCGTGATCTTGCTGTATCGTTGGGAATAATCGTGGATAAGTTTGCAGTTGAAACAGGAAAGACTGATGATAACGCGAAGGCAGCGTTGGTTGCTCTATTCCAAAAGATGGAACAGAATGTGACGGTGAATACTAATGGAACTACAAATACCAGTCGGGAAACAAGCGAAGTTTATACTACAGAAACCAAAGAGGATGAATCTACTATGGGGCAGTTGGAGGAGCAGCAAGTCGATAGCAGTTGATCTCAAGTGGATCAAAGATGTTATCTCATTGCCTGATGGTAACATGTTGATGGTAGGTAATACCATCAACTCTTTGATACGCAATGTTCTTACACCAATGATGAGCATGGTTGGTAAGAATAACATTGACATCAGAGTACAGCGCAAAGAAGTAGATATCTTTGGCAGAACAATATGGTTAGAAGGAGCAGACAAGATGGATGCGTACAAACGCATCGAAGGTGAGAGTTTGCTTCGTGCTTATGTTGATGAGTGGACACAAGTGCCAGCGAAATTCACAAAGACTATGATGAGTAGACTGTCTGATCCAGGTGCATGTGCTTATGGTACATGCAATCCTGGTGGACCAGGGCATTATCTATACAAAGATTACATCAAACGTGCTGATGTCATTGACATAGCACTATGGCATTTCACATTGGATGACAATCCTTGGCTTGATCCTGCATACAAGGCAGCGATCATAGCAGAGAATCCAATTGGTACTGTGTTCTATGATAGAAACATACTTGGTAACTGGGTAGCAGCAAGTGGGATAGTGTTTGCTAACTTTAATAGCAACTATCATGTTAATGTACCACCGATCAATCTAAGACCAAAGGAACTTAGAATAGGAATTGATTATGGTACACACAATCCAACAGCGTTTGTTTCGATTGAGAAGTATTTAGTACCAGGTAAGTTGAAACCAACGTGGTATGTAACGAACGAATACTATTGGGATTCAACAGTGATGTGTCAACAGAAGACAGACGGTGAGTACAGCAAGGATCTTGCTGACTACATGGCTGGTAAATGGATACAACCACCTCGCCTGCAAGCGTTGCTTGGCAACGAGGGGTGGCCAGGGGTAGGCAGTGATAGGAGTAAAAGTAGAATTGATGTAAGTAAAGTAGGGTTGAGTACAAGTAGAAATGAATTAACTAAAGTAGACTTGAGTAATGATTCGATAGACGAACTACAAACACAAATTAAAAATACGATATCCCCCCCCTCCTCCCGTGCGGAAGGCACGTCTGGTTATCAGGAGGGCGAAGGTTCCACGGCGCGCCGCAGCGCGCCTGTGGAACATGAGCCCGACAGTTGTTACAAGGCTGGCTACGCCACTACTATCGAGGTTGATCCATCTGCTTCTTCATACATTCTTCAATTGAATAAGGATGGCATGAGAAGGGCGAGGGCAGCGGATAACAAAGTCTTGGATGGAATAAGAAGAATAGCAACGATGATAAGCAAGGGAGAGCTGGTGCTCACGCCTCGTGTACCCTGGCTGATCAAGACGATGCAGACGTACAGTTGGAATCCAGAGATGATGCATGATGAGGTGATCAAGGAAGACGACCACCCGATTGATGCACTGCGTTACGTGATTAATTCTTTATGAATTAATCACAATAGTTTTGATTGATCGATCCTAAAGTATAAGTATTTTTAATATTGTTATATATATGCAGTGTGATAGTAGTATGTTATATAGTATATTATATCTTGATCCTTATCCTTATATCTCACTCCATCTCCATCTTCATCATCTTATTCTTCTTCTTTCTCTCTCTTACTTACCCCTCACCCCTGCCCATTTTTGGGGCGACCTACACCTCCTAAATTTCTTGGGACAAACAATGCCTTCCGCACAGAGGGGCGCGCATATAAATAGCAGGAGCGTTATTGTATACTTCTATGCTCACCGATCAACGTTGGTTGCAGCCCACCATGATATTCCCGCCTCCGTCCGAGAATGACAGGCTGAAGATCTATGAAGAAAATGATAAACTATACCAGGGAGATTTTCATTTAGTATGGCGTGATCTATGGGATCTACAGGATTTGCAGTCGGTTGATTCAACATTGTCAACATTCTTCCCAACACCGTATGGTCAGCGCAAGTTAGAATTCAATTGGTTCCTGGTTGTTTGTAATGTTTATGCAGACTTCCTTGTTAGTGAACCACCAAGGATGTTAGGTGGAACACCCAAAGAACAAACCACATTAGATAACATTCGAATGAGATCTAATCTTGATGTTATGTTGTACAAGGCTGCTGTCAACATGATCAAGTATAATCACGCAGTATTGAAAGTAAGATTCAAAGGAGCTGAGTACAAAGAACCTGGATCTGTAATCGAGAACATCAAGCCATCTGTTTGGTTCCCGATTGTTAATCCAGATAATGAAGATGAGATAACCGCACACGTTCTTGCATGGACGTTCGTAGAACAGATAGGAACATCCCAGGCAAAACTGTTGAAGGTAGAGATTCATGAACCAGGTGTCATCTTCCACAGGCTGTTCTGGATGAATGGTAATGTGATTGATCACGAAGTTGCACTGAACACATCACGTAAGTATTCTAATCTGATGCAACCAATCCCACCTGGCGCAGATCCGTTGACGTTTGTCGCCCCCCTCGGCAGTTCTGTGGACACTGGCGTTTCGTATCCGTTGGTGTTCGCTATGCAGAACCCCACTGATGATTTCAAGAACATCAAGAACTTGGTGCATGAGCTGGTCACTAGGATCATCAAGGTGGCAAGCATCCTCGACATCCATGCGCGCCCACTGTTAGCGGGGCCGGATAACAT